GGAGGGCGGCATGATCGACTTTCGCGGAAAAGAGTGCGCAGAATTATTTGACCGGCTCGGCAGTCTCGTGTGGGTCGAAAACGGCGAATGGCGCTGCGCTGACGATGCTGCCGCGCAGGCGATTGTCGACGCCTTCGACCGCGCAGCTATTGCGCGCGCCGAGAAGTGGGAGGCGATCAAGGCCGAGCGCGACCGACGCACGATCACGGGCGGGTATCAGGTCGCCGGAAAATGGTTTCACAGCGACGTTTTTTCCCGGTCTCAGCAAATCGGCATGGTCATGCTCGGCGCCAGTCTGCCTGCCGGCCTGCAGTGGAAAACCATGGATGGATCGTTCGTGACCATGACTCCGACACTGGCGCAGCAGGTGTTCGGCGCGGCGGCGGCATCCGATGCGACGATTTTCGGCACGGCCGAGGCAAAGCGGATGGCGATGGAGGCCAGCGCCACGCCCTGGGATTACAACGTGCTGGCCGGGTGGCCGCCGATCTTCGGTGAGTAAATGAGCCTCGGTCTGGAAGCGCTCGGCCTGACGCCGCTCGGCCTCTCGCCGGCCGAGCCGGTCAGTGGCGGCGCGGCGGCACTCGAAGGCGCCGCCTTGGTTATCGCGGCTGGCAGCGGTAGCCTGACGACGGGCATCCCGCTTGATGGTGCCGCAGTTGTCCTGTCGTCTGCCAACGGTCAGCTCACGGCGCAGATCAAGCTGTCCGCAACCGCACTGGCACAGGCTGTTGCCAGTGCCGCGCTGTCCTCTGGCATCGTCATGACCGCCGATGCGGTCGTGCAAGCGGCATCGCAGGGCACGCTCACTACCGCCATCAACATGATCGCGGCGGCCCTGGCGCAATCAGGCGCTTCTGGTGCGCTCAACACGGGTGGTGGCGGCCTGACAGGTAGTGCTCAAGGGACGGCAGGCGCCAGTGCTTCGCTGACCACGCAGATCAAGCTCTCTGGCGCGGCCATTGTTGCCGCATCGGCGGGAGCCTCGCTCGTGGGAGAGGCCGCACAACTGGTGGCCATGGCCCAAGCGGCTGCGGCGGCCGGTGGATCGCTCACGGTTGGGCTCGCGCTGTCGGCCGATGCGGTCGCCCAGGCCATCGCCGCCGGGGGGTTGACGGCCAGTATCCGGCTTGCCGCCAACGCCTCGGCCACGGTCACGGCCGGCGGCAGCATGACCACGCTTCCTGCCTATGTCATTCCGGCGGCGCGGCGGCACCCTGTCGGCGCCGCATCGCGCCGCAGTCCAGCCATACAAATCACGAGACGTTAAATGCCACTGATCGACATATCCGGCCCGGCCGGAGAGCCAGTCACATCCGCCGAAATCAAGGCCTCGGCGCGCATCGACGGCGCGGAGTTCGACAGCCAGCTTGCCATCATCATCCCGGCGCTGCGCCGTCATGCGGAGGGCCGCATCGGTCGCCGGCTGATCACCCAGACCGTCGAGCTGGTTCTCGACGAGTTTCCGGTGGCCGACATCGACCTGACGCTGCCGAACGTGCAGAGCATCGTCAGTGTCAAGTACCTCGATGCCGACGGCAGCGAGCAGACCCTGGCCAGCAACCTGTACAGCCTGGATGCCTCATCGACGCCCTGCTGGCTGCTGCCGGCCCGCGCTACCGACTGGCCGGCCACGCTGGCCGCCGCCAATGCCGTGCGCGTGCGCTTCGTGGTCGGCTATGGCGCCACTGCCGCCGATGTGCCGGATGACATCCGGCTCTGGATGATCGCCCACGCCTGCCAGGTGCTGCGGCTGCCGGAGGGCATCACCTCCGGCACGCTGGCGCCGCTGCCGTTCATCGATCACCTGCTGGATGCCTACAAGGTGTGGCGGGCATGAGGGGCTTTCCAGCTGGCGCGCTCGATCGCCGTGTCACCGTACAGGCGCGCACCGACCAGCAGGATGCGGCCGGTCAGCCGGTCGAGTCCTGGTCCGACGTCGTCACCGTATGGGCAGGTCGGCGCCTGCTGTCGGGCCTGGAGGTCATCAAAGGAGGTGCAGACGTTTCCACGGTGCAGGCCAGCTACCGTCTGCGGTATCGCGCCGGCCTGAATGCCGGCATGCGCCTGATCGACGGTTTGGAGTCCTGGGACATCCAGGCCGTGCTCGACAAGCGCGAAGACGGCGCCGTCGACCTCGTCTGCCGGCGGCTGCAATGAGCGTCACCATTACTGCCGATCTCGCCGGTCTGGATCGCATGATCGACTACCTGGCCACCGATGTGGACGCCGCGGTGCGACCGGCCGCCTACGCCGGCGCGCAGGTACTTTACCGTGCGGTGCAGCGCAACGTCGCCGGCCTTCATACTGTGACGGGCAACCTGCGTCGCTCCATTTATTGCGCCTACTCGCGCGATAACTCCGGCAAGGGCCGCGCGACGTATCACATCAGCTGGAATCACCGTAAGGCGCCGCACGGTCACCTGCTTGAGAACGGACACTGGATGCGCTACCGGGTTTATCGCGGCAAGGACGGCCATTTGCATACGGACAAATCGCAACTGCTGGCCACGCCGGTCTGGGTGCCGGCGCATCCCTTCGTGCGGCCGGCACAGGCGCGGTTCGCCGAAGCTACGGCGGCTGCCGAAGCCGAGTTGCTGAGCCGCCTGGGGGTGCTGTGAGCGTTGAAACGGATCTTCACGCGCTGCTGGCCGGGCAGTGCCCGCGCGTGTTTCCTGATGATGCGGCATTCTCCACGCCACTGCCCCTCGTGACGTATCAGCAGATCGGCGGCGAGGCGGTGGCGCATACCGATAACACGTTGCCTGGTGTGAAAAATGGCTACTTCCAGATCAACGTCTGGGCGGCCAGTCGCATTGAAGCTGCCGCGCTGGCCCTGGCGATCGAAGACGCCATGATCGGGGCCGTCGTCTTCCAGGCGCGGCCAATGGCCGGGCCCATGGCGCGCCGCGAGCCGGAGCTGGCGCGTTATGGCACGCAGCAGGATTTTACGATCTGGTCGGTCAGGTAATCGCCGGACCAACCTTGTAACGGGCCGCCTCCGGGCGGCTTTTTTGTGCCCGCAAGGGCCATCAACGACCCGCTTCGGCGGGTTTTTTCATGAAAGGCCCACAAAATGTCTCAAGTTCCTACCGGCAGTACCTTTTTCGTCGCATCCACCATCGCTGCGGCCAAAACTGTCAGTTCAGTCACCAACGCCACCGAGGCCGTGGTTACTTCGACGACACACGGCTACAGCAACGGCGATATCGTCATCATGTTTTCCGGATGGGGCCGGCTCAACAAGCGCGCCTTCCGCATCAAGAGCGTGACAGCCGACACTTTCGTCCTTGAGGGTTGCGATACCAGCAGCACTACTTTCTTCCCAGCCGGCAGTGGTATTGGTACCGTGCAGAAGATTTCCACCTGGACGCAGGTCACCACGATCATGAATCCTAAAACCAATGGCGGCGATCCGAAGAAGGTGACCTACAAGTTCATCGAGAGCGACGTCGAGTATTCCATCAACGACGGTTTCGCGGCGACCGACTACGAAATCGAGCTTGATGCCGACAGCATCGGCGGCGCCGGCTATACGGCCCTCAAGTCGCTCACCGACCTGCAGACCGACACCGTGCTGCGCATCATCACCAAGAGCGGCTCGTTCAACCTGATCCCCTGCACGGTGGCTCTCAACGAATCCGTACAGATGCAGGAAGGCCAGATCAACCGCGTGAAGGCCGTGTTCAACGGCAACAACCGCGCGGTCCGCTACGCATCCTGATTTCCCCGAAGCGCCATGGGCCCGCCGTCAGGCGGGCCTTCATCCCGCGGGGTTCGCCCCTGCGGGCTTTTTGATTACAGGACAACATCATGGCCAAAGTCATTCTCGGGCAGCGCCCGAAAACGTTCAAGCCCTTCCCCGTCAAGTTCGAAATGCCCGATGGCGAAGCCGGCATCATCAATGTCACTTTTCGCTACAAAACCAAAACGGAATTCGGCAAGGCGATCGATGCCATGGCCGAAGAAGGCAAGAAGGCCGCCACCGAGGTTTCCCATGATACGGTGGTGTTCTCGTGGGAAAAGTTCCTCGGCCAGAACATCGCCGCCACCGCAGACCATTTGCTGTCCGGCATCGACAAGTGGGATCTCGATCTCCCGGTCGACCGCGACACCCTGATCCAGATGGGTGACGAATTGCCCGCTGGACTGACGGCGCTGGCGGCCGGCTGGGCGAACGCCTGCCGGGAAGGCCGGCTGGGAAACTGAG